CAATAAGTACACGTGTAGGCATCCCTACGCAGCACTTGTAACCTGAGCTTCTTCCAATGTGGTGTAGCTCTGTATGGTTTACGAGCCATTAATCCTCTTCAATACAATTAACACAGATTTGTTTATGTGCTTGGTTCTCCCAAGCTATATCTGATTCATCTACAAATATCTCGCATTTATCACAGAATACTAATGCCATCCCTTACGCTCCCAATGTTCATAGGCTAAGCATGCTGGATACTTGCCTGGATATCTATGCTCTAGATACTTGATGTGAGCATCTACTTGTGCATACGCATCTAGTGTGCCATACCACTCTGACCTCATCTGCCCTAGTCCCCAATGAGACCCATTACGAGCTTCTGGTCGCCACGAGGATTCCCTAATGATGAGCTGGTTATAGCACTGGAACTCATCCCAATCCATTTTGTTATATGCGTATAGTTTTACATTATCAATGTGAAATGGCTGTTTATCTTCTGCTATCGCTGGTGAAATCTTTTCTACAGCAGCGAAGCTATATGTCATTAGCACTGCTAAAATGACAATAGCGCGGCCTAATGCTCGTCCGCGAAGTGCGCTGCCTTTAAGGCGCGCAAGCGGTCTGAGCATAACAGGCTTGTCAAGTTTTGTATTCATTTGAGCGTAACCTTTCGGCGTGTCGTAGCTAATGTGACCTGAGTCACAATTAGTCTTTACCCCATCCAGTACCCTTAAAATGTGTCGGTGTTGCAGTCCATATCCTGAACATCGGCTTACTGCATCCTTCACAGACTACTTCTTTAGGTGCATCAAATCCCAGAGCTACATCTTGGATTCTGTCGCATTTATCGCATCTGAACTCGTAGATTGGCATTCCTCACACCTTTCTCGCTTGCCGTATATCCATAACCCGCAGCCTACGCATCTATGTATTAGTGTTTCCATACCCTGATGCCTTTAGTAGATATACCAAGTCTTCTAAACGCAAAACGGCCACCCAATCCTGGATAGCCGCTTCACCCTGGCCATTCAGACGTAGTACGCCCACGCCCATGCCAGTATTTAGTTTTCGGTCTTTCAGCTGACGCATCAGACCAGATAAGTCTAGCTTAGTACGAGCTTTAACCTCAATGTCCAAGCCTGGCACACCTGTAATGTCTGAGCCATCCCTACCTGCGCCAACGGGTAAAGCGTTGTCCCACCCGTTAGCGACCAGGTATTCGGCCAGTATGCGTTGAGAAGCGTACCCTCTATGCTTCCTACTCTGGCTCGCCATAAATATCCTCACATTCTTGACATAAGTCAGTTACTAATAATGCGCTTTCATTACAGCCCAAGCAGTAACCCGCTCTCACAGTCTGCTCTCATCTTCTGGCCTGAATGACCATTTACCTGATGGGTCCACGACCTGCCAAAATGCCTTGCACTGCTCAGCTTTACGGCTCATAGGCAGTGGGCATGTATACCCACGATAAGGCCCCTTAGGTCCTGAGCCTTCTTTCAGCTTCATCTGTCCATGCTTGCAAGTAGGTATTGGCTCAGCTCCCATAGTGTTTTTAATTAGGTCTACAGCATCATCAAAAGCTGCTACAACATCGGCTGGCGGTTCAATGGTTGTGTCCCACACGATTTCCGCTGCTGGGTTCTGTGTTTTGAGAAATTCCTTCTGTTCCTCAGTGCGGACTCGTATTGGAGCAGGTGACTCTTTAGCGTCATTGACCTTAGCCATTTCCAGGCTAGAAGCTCGCTTTCCCTTAGCTGATAAGCCCAGATTCGCCAAGCACCTGCCAATAGCAGAAGTCTCGCAGTTTTCATACCAAAAATCCCTATCAACGCCGCGGTCCTTGCGAATACCACGCGCATAGCCAATGGCGGAAGGAGCACTATCAGCATAAGTCCGATAGGCAATCGCCTTAAATACCACGGTTCCGTTACTCTCATCGTAATGTACCTCTTCCGTTAAAATAGCTCCATCTTCGTATTCTTCATAGAATTTATGGATTCTTGAATCAACATCTTCATAATTCTCCAAGTTGAACATCTAGCGTTTGTTTCCCTTCTGCGTAATCAAGCTGTTCTTTGAATGTCCACATTGTGCCATCGTGCCATGTCTGCACATACTTAGCGCAGCTAAAACAATAGTGTCGGTTAATGACTCTACCGTGACGTTCTGACCTTATGGACCAGACCGCTTGCTCTTGACCTCTTGGGTCGTCCACTCCCCAGCGTCCCTTACAGTAATCGCACCAGACGCCACGTGGCGTTCTAGTAATTGCCACTAATAGAGTCCCAGTCTCCGATAACACTTTCCCCTGCCAGTGCCGCGTATGACACCAAGTCAATGAATGAGTCACGGTTAGGAGTTTCCACGATTCGGGAGACTTTGACCAAAGCCATACAGATACATACGTCCAGCGGGTCGATTTCCCTACCGAAGTAGCTTGCCCAGAGGTCCGCAATTCTTCGAATGTTAATGGCTGGGTGTCCGTATTCCAGACCGCGTTCATCGAGAATGTCCGCCGCTTCTTCCATCAGTTTTTTGGCTGTAAATCCATTTTGCTCTTCTGTAACCATGTGCATAGCCCCTTTTGTAGTGTTTTTCTTTTAATGTGATTATGTACCAATAGGCCAGTGACATGGCCATACCGATTCCGAAGCAGACGTACACAATCTGCTCTGGTGTTAGGTTGTGTTTCATAAAGCCCCTTTCGTTAGGGCTGAATGTACGCTTAGCATGAGACACCGACAACGCCTAAACCCGGCGTGTCGTATAACGATTAGATAACGGATTTACCCGTAACGCTTACCCTCGACTACAAATGAGCCTTGTTTATCTATAGGGATTGTGACAGGCGTCACACTTTTACGGTCTACGTATAGGATGCCAAATCCCTTTTGCCAGTTCATTGTGCCTTTAGTGTAATAGGCCTTAGTTTCATCCATTAAATGACCGACTTCAAAGCCCGTCAGAATACCCGTTAAAAAGCCACCAGAGGCCGTTGTAAAGCTCGAAATACCCTGTCTGTGGGTATGACCACATACCACGCTCTTACCATGCCTCTTAGCGGCTTCTAGGGCCGTTAAACCGCCTTGTGGCTTTGTGCTCTGCTCATCACCGTGGACCATAATCCAGTCTTTGTTTATCTGGTATGGCTTTTTGTGGAATTCGATACCCAATTCCTCAAAATTCATAAAGGTGGGGTACTCTAATTCGGGTAAACCGATTAAACCAGGCAGACGTGTGGCTAGAGATTTGAAGAGTCTGTCGGTGTGATTACTTCTGACGATGTGCGTAACGCGTAATTCCCATAAAACCTGCTGAGCTGTGCTACGGTCTCGACCAACTGTTCCCGACCACTCATCTGCCCCAGAGCTCCAACGGCTGATTGTCTGGAAATCGAGCTCATCGCCGACACATAGAACGTCATCAGGCTTGTATTTTTGTATGAATTTGGCGAGGTTTCGTGTGGCTTTAACATCGTGAAATGGGACTTGTAAATCGGAGATTACTACGATTCGCTTAATCGTCATCTTCCTCATCTTCAAAAGGCGAGTGGTCAGGATTAGTGATTGACCAATCGGGCAAGGCTGGTCGATGGAACGTGCTAGTCACGTAATCCATACCTTGCTCGTGTGTAAAGCCTTGACGTAATAGGGCTAGATACGCTTCATGCACCTCAATAGCCCACACATCAAGTGGAGTTAATGGCTCGCGCTTATCTCGTTTAGCCTTAGCCGCCTTAGCGCGGCGTAAGTTAGCGAGTTCTCTTTTTGATAGTTTTCTTGCGCTCATTGGTTATATACTCCAAAAACATAGATTCAAGCTTTTCAATGCGTTGAACAATGTCAGATGCTTGTAGCATCGCTGGAACCTCATGCCTAATAATATAACGCAGCCCACCGATAAGGATGGCAGCTATTGAAAGACACGCCAATACAAATGCTGCCCAGTCTGTTGGATTCATCGCCTACCGAACGCTGTGTCTTTAGGATTAAGATAACGAAGGATAACTGGCAGACTCGCGGCCAGAGCGGCATTGACAATCGCATTTACATCCCAGCCCACTGCTAGGTAAGTCGCTATTCCTGCTGCTAGGAAGC